ACAGAGCCGTATCAGATTCCGTGGTTAAGCCTAGCGCTGCATAAGTTTTTGAATAGCTAATAGCATTCGCTAAGTCTGTTTCTGTTACCTGTCCTGTGCTAATTTCTTTTAAGCTTGAGATTATGTGCGCTAAGTCTGTTTCAGTTGCAAAAGCAATCGCCTTGGCTTTGTCACTATTAAGATTAAAAACCGTGTCGGTTTCGCTGCTAAACCCTAGCGCATAATCTTTATTTGCCGTAATGCTTTGAGATAAATCAGTTTCACTGACAAAGGCCAGTGCAATATTAATGGTGGACTGTAATGTTAAGGCACTATCTGATTCGCTGGATAATCCCAGCGCGTAAGCTCTATCAAGCGCTATTGTTTGTGCTAAATCTGTTTCATTACTTTGACTTAATGCAACCGCTAAAACTTTACTGATAGTTTGTGCTAAATCGGTTTCTGTATTAAATCCTAGCTCAGGATAAGTTTTATAAAATGCCTGTGCCTGTGATAAGTCGGTTTCTGATGCAAGCCCAAGAATGACATTGATTGCAACAATACCAGGCTCGATCATAATAGCAAAACCAGTCCATTGGTCCGCGCTATCCATAGAATGGTTAAAAGCGCCTGTGGTTCCGGTGCTGGCAAATAACTCTTGCCCTAATAACATTCCTGCAGAACCAGCGCCGGTTGATGACTGTACGGTAACTACATCACTCAAGCCACTATCAGCAACAAGTGGAGTAGAGTTGCCATCAACACCAAACCCTGCAAACACCAAAGTGTTTATCGAGGGTATTGTAAGAGCATTAGAGATGGGGCTTGCATCTGTACCTACGTTTTGCGTAGCAACAGCTAGCGTTGTATAGTCCCCGCCCTCCATAACGACGGCTATAGCTGTATACTCTTCGTTATCACCCGTCCAGGTATAGTCAGCTTCCGTCCCGTCCGCCTCTCGTTTCCAGATTTCAGAGTAAATTGCTTTGTTTGACTCAAACCCCTGTACAAGTGTCCAGCCTGTTGGCCCTGATGTAGCTACATCGTCATCTTTTGTTATAAAACATAAGCAAGTATCACCCTCTTCTGCATTAGAAAAATTGACCGTGATTGATCCTGATGTCCCTGGGGTTTTTTTGGGTTTTTTTGCTACAAAAAAAGTACCTATCGAAACAGGCTGTGTATATTCTTCTGTTGTAGCAACAAAACTGCCTGTAAAGCCCCCGAAACATAATCCATCAGACGTAGTTCCTGCGCCTGCACATGTGCTTTTTGCTTCAGATAAATCGCCCGTGGTTCCCCATATTGAGCCGTTATATTCTTCTGTTGTAGCTACTACAGCCCCCGTGCTACCCCCAAAACATAAACCTGCTGACTGTGTTCCTGCGCCTGCAAGACTAGATTTTGCTATAGATAAGTCATTTGTTGTTGTCCAGGTAGATCCGTTGTATTCTTCTGTTGTCGCGACTCTTCCTGCTGGGCTCCCCCCAAAACATAAACCGGCGGACTGTGTTCCTGCTCCTGCAAGACCATCTTTAGCTTCAGATAAATCATTTGTAGTTGTCCAGGTTGAACCGTTATATTCTTCTGTTGTTGCTACAATAGAACCCGAATCGCCGCCAAAGCACAAACCTGCAGACTGTGTTCCTGCTCCTGCTAAATAATCTTTAGCTTCAGATAAGTCATTTGTTGTTGTCCATGTTGAGCCGTTATATTCTTCTGTTGTTGCTACATTAGACCCCGTACTGCCGCCAAAGCACAAACCTGCAGACTGTGTTCCTGCCCCAGCATTACGCCCTTTGGCCTCAGATAAATCGCTTGATGCTGTCCACACTCCCCTAGCCATTTACTCACCTTTTTGTCGGAAGCGGTCCTGCTTTAGCAAGCCACGATCATCAAGGTGTCGCATTGCTGTATTGAACTGACCAATAATATTAGAACGCTCAGACGGGCTTGCACTATTGCCCATCGTTTTTAGTTTTCTATCAAACGTGTGGCCGTAGCTGATAAGCTGATGAGAGTTAACGTCATCAGTATCAAATGACCCGTCATCCAGTTCTTTCATTAATGCAGTCCATAGGCGAATCTCTCGCATACGCTCTCTGGCTGCAACTTCCATATTAACCTGATTAAACCGAAGCTCTTCTAAATCAATTTTTAGTAAGTCTTTATTATCTGGATCTTCCTGCTTTTTTATTTCCTTTAATTTTTTGTTCTGATGGAGCTTATTTCTTCTGTACGCGAATGACAATATAACTAGCTGTTCATAGAAAACTGACTGCTCTCTGATACATTGCCAATATTTACTAGCAGCCGTGGGGTAATTAATATCATCCAGCACAGAGACGCGCATCTCTGTTTCAGTACGCCAGCGCTGTTTTTTATCCCAGTTTTCTTGCAGAGTCTGGATGTTATCAGCAACAAAAGCCGTATCTTCCTTTGACAGAAAATTGCTTTGTTCAATAATGTCTTTCGTTGCTGAATAGTCCATTATGACGCTCTATAAAATCCAGCTGCGTTAATCTGTGCAGTAATATCTGATCCGTCTGGCGTGGCTACAAAATCATGCATCGTCATTGGGACAATATTTGCATCAGTACCGCCAGTAGAATCACTGTCATAACAAACAATAAAATCATTCCAGCCGTCACCCGCGGCAACGCCTGTCCAGGTCTGGTCGGGAATATCCAGATCAACGCGGTCGTTAGTATCATCCGGCGCGAAGGCAACAATATCAGTATCAGTTAACTCAATACGCGCATAGTTTGTATTGGTAACTTCTGCGCTTGCGCCCGAGACTAAATCAGTCACGGTATCTTTATCTTTTAGCACAGCATCAGCTTCAATACCCGCAGTTGCTAACACCAGGATTGTAATAACCGCGTTAGAGGGGTCGCTTAAATCAACTCGGTTATACAGCTCAGCTACTCGCCCTAAAGCGACATTAAATACTTGATCAGCCATTAGCTTTCCCCTGTTGTATTGATTAACTCACAAGCGTGAAAATTATCTTTTCGATAGCCTGATGGGTTGTTTTTGTCGGGCGAGTCTATGCCGGCAAAGTTTATTGCAACATATTCCCGACACTCTTTTTCGCCGCCTAATGACTGATTATCATGGCAGCAAAAATAACCCGGTGAGCGCAGTATCTTATATTCAAGATCTCCGTCCTGAGTATGCAAAATCAACTTACCTTTGGTCAGCGTTGCATAACCTTCACGTATCGCTTTATCAATAAATTTCTGCGTAAAATTCTGGCGCTTTGATAGCAGCGTAACTTTAATTGTTTCAACAACTGGCTCACCGTTTTCTAAAATCAGCGCTCCTTTGTCGTCTTTTTTATAAAATCGTTTAATTTTCATTATTAATCCTTATTATCTATTGAAGTTACTGACTGCCAAATCTTTCCATCGAATAATGATTACCATCACCAAAGCGCCCGCCCCATCTGCACAGTGAGTGCTGTTGCTCCCACCACTGTCCGAGTGTTTTATGTCCTGCTGTTTTTTTGATAAATTTACCATTTAATAACAGGTTTAAATCAATCGCCAATTTTAGCTTGTGACAAGACCTTGCTTTACCATATCCCTTACGTGTCCCAAAATTGCCATGCACGCTTGGCGCTCTAAACAGATCACCTCCTCTGATTTCAAACCCCAGAGCATGGGCGTGGTCAATTAAACGGGGCAACAAGCGCATAAAAAGTTCCTGCTGTTGTCCCAGTGTCATGACATCAACACAGCCGTGACGCCTGACTTGGTTGAAATAGGCGTATCAGGTAACACGGTTTTAAAAAAGACCGCAATACTCGTTTGTGAACAATCCAGCCAATATTGCTCGGTGTCTTTACTTTCCTTGGCATCATTTTCCGCCACTGGCTTGCGGTTCAGCGAGTTAAATTGTTGTAATAATCCGGCTTTTGCACGACAAAAAGCCGCATTTTGATATTCTGTGATTAACCGCTCTTCGCCATTAATCAGCTGTGTATTGCTCTGTGCATAGCTCAGCAAAGTGCTAAAGCCTAAAGTTTCCAGCTCTGTTTTAACCGCTAAAAGCTGGTCATTGACGCGAATCAACGCCATCACCAGCCCCGAAGAGATAACCTGATCGGCATATTCTGGCGGTATGCGGTACTTATCCATCAAATCACCCAGCATTAAATCCGGCCAAAAGCCGTCATTAGTAATGTCTGAGGCACTGGTGAGCGAAGGTTTTCCGGTGAGTGACATAAGTTTTTATTATTCGTGATCGATAGAATGAGGCAGCGGCTTTTGTTTAATACAAGGGTCGTCTCGGATTCTGTTGGCCGGCAATGGAGCCGCCGGGTTATCTATTATCAACCCCAAGCAAATCCCATCGGCAGGAATCAGCGGGTATTGCATTTGGATCGCGGCTAATGCGGTTTCTCTAGTGAGAGAGGAACTAACAGAAGAGCAATAATTAACCCTGTGCTGATGAATCGCATCCGCCTTTCTGAGATTAAAATGGGTTAAGTCACCCACTTGATAGCCGTCTTTTAATTCATGCTGACAGCCGGTTAGAGAAAAGAAAGCTGACGTTAATACGAAGATTAAAACTATTTTATTCATGCCGCCAGCCTTCTTTATTTAGGTGCCAGAGCAAACAATCAGTAAATGAGAACTAGATGATACATTTACTATTGACCGTCTGCACCTGGTCTGTGGAGTCGTTAATCTTCTTTTTTAGGAAGATGTTTTTCTATTTCTTCAGTGAGTAACTTAACCCCGTGTTTCTGCGGGTTCACTTTTTTAGCTTTTAAACACAGTTCATAAGCAGATTCATATTCGCCATTACGCACATGATGTTTCGCTAGCATGGCATAAGACTTACTTAGACATAAAGGATGAACGTCCCACTGATCCTTATCTGCCGTGGCCACCATAATATCAAAATAGGGTGAGGCGCCATGATCATCCTTAATCATGACATTGGCCCAGTCGTACATCATATCAATCAAAAACGTCGGCATATCGCGCTTGATCTTCTCAGGCATTTTTTGCCCCTGACTGATCAAATGTAATGCCAGATTTAAACCGTGCTCGATTTCAACGACATCTAATAACCAGATCATGCATTGCACCGCCACACTGTTGGGATAGTTATCCCCACTGGCGACATAATCATCAACAAAAGGTAGATACGTTGGTAAGACGGATTGTTTTACCCGTGCTTTATCCAGCAAATCCTTTTGATTAGCTACTTTTCGTATATCAATATCGAGCGCGGATTGATAATGCTTAAGATCTTTTGTCCCGCTAGTCACCGATTCCGCTGCCCGTTTCGAGGGCACAGCATAAGGATTAGGCGACCCCTCCTTTTCAGCCTGATCAATCTGCAGCGCTTTAATACGCTGCAGCTTGCCTAATGGCTTATTAGAGATAGCATGTTCCGGCTGATCTTCCTGATTAATATTAGCCGCCTCAAGTTGCGCGGCTTTTATTTGCCTTAATAGATTCATGATTTACTCGTTAAGCGGCGTATTCAATGCCTTCAACAAAGCCCGTCATCTCCTCATCCTCAACTACATAACCCTGATTAACCGAGTTAAACTCTTGCACTTCGTTTTTCTCTGGTTTGTCTTTCTGTAAACGTCGCACTGAACTATCCTGATAATAAATAGATAGGTTACTCAATGGCGTGACCAGAATGGCGTCAGTCGGGAAAAAAGCAGGCTGAATGGTCGGCATGGCTGCATACGCGCGGGTAATCATACCGGATAACATCGCTTTTTCAGTCGGTGTATTGCCGTTAGTTTCATAGTACGTATCTTCTTGATAAGAAAGCACGTTAGAGCCGACCAACAACACCAGGTCATCACGTTCACGATGATAGACCGGCAATAAATCTTTAGCAGACTTGGCTAACACATCAAGATTAGTAAACGTTGCACCGCCCAAAGTGACTGACCCCGCCGCGCCTAATACGTACTGTGACCCAGCATTAAACGTACGTATTAATTCTAACCAGCCGATATTGACATCGGATAAATCAGCTGCCACGGTATCCGCCAGTACCGACGTACCGTTCCAGCCGATCTTAAGCATATCGTTACCGATAGCCTGACGAACCAGCGCCATATAACGCGCTGCAAAATCAGGAAACTTTGCCCAGGCATCAATCAACGCATATTTCAACGCCACATCAAACTCAGTCGCATACAGTTCATAAGTTTGCGTGTCCAGCGCGTTTAAATGCTTCGGTGTTCGTTCCCCAGCGCCCGATGTATCAGTACGGCTGGCAACACTGCCGCTTAAGCTCATGCCGATTTTTTCGCCTTTGATTTCAGAGACCGGTATCAAGTTGATTGAGCGTAGGAAATCATTCCCGTCTTCAACTACCTTATTATAAATAGACTGAGCCGCCGTTGGGGTAGCCGCAAAGTCCTGACCCACTTTAGGGTCCGCTGCGGCGATACCGTAAGCTTTCGCGGTATTCACGAAATGCTCTAATAAAATTCTTTTCGCTTGTGCACTTAAGTTCATGTTGTTATCCCTTATTGATAGTCACTGGCTTTCATGCCATCACCCAGACTTTCACCAGCGTCTGAGCCGTTCTCTTCATTCAAAGCAAGGTCAAGCTTTTCGCCCTGCGCCTTGATCTCTTCAGCCATCTTTTTTAATGCATCCGCCTGCGAGCTACCCGCCATTAAATCAGACAGTTTTTTT